CGGGCGTTGGTCAACCCTTCAATGCTCACCGAATCCCCACCGTCAAAACTCAGGGAAGAGTCCATGAACTTCATATCCTCCTTCTCGGTGGCAAAGTCCTGCGTGGCAAAACGCTCCACATACCGCTTGGTCGCTCCGTTGATCGTGCGCTTGACCGTCACCCACAGGTCATCAGTCGAGTCCCCGTATAGGGTGACCACACTCTCAATCTCCCCGTCAGTCGTCCACCGGAACCAACCTACCACGTTCTCTTCACGCTCGTAGGTCATGCCAAGCAACTCCCCGTCCGATCGGGTCGCCCACAAAATCGCATCCGGTTGTTGCTGGTAAGCCAGGGTTGTCACCCCACCCTCCGTAATGTGTTCCGATAGCATGGTCATGTCCGGGGCAACGTACCCATCCTTCTCAAAACTGAAGGCCATTTCCCGCACCTTGCGCCCCTGACGCTGGACAAACAAGACCACCTCATTGACCATGACCGCCTGGAGGTTGCTGGACCCGTAGTTGCTCTGTCTGCGAACAAACAAGCTGGTCGGGGTCAGCGGTGTCTCCGGGTCACTGCTGCCAATCGAGTATTCACCCCCGCTTGTCCCAATCAGTAACCGGGTTTGCGGGATGATCCACAGAATCTCATTGTACTCCTGTGAACCAATGGTCAGGCGCATTGAATCCGTGTCACCGGATCCTATCTCAAAATTCTCATAGTCGTCTATCTGGGAGAACCACAGCGTCTGTTTCTGGCTGTCATTCCCGGCAAAGACCAAGCGCTGTTCAAACAAAGCAACCGTCCGGGGAAATCCTCGGTAGTCACTCCATGCACCCTCGGCCCAATACTCGGTGGCCGTAGTCCCCTCTAAATCCACTATAACGTCCCCGGTGGCGTTTTGGGCATCTGTTACCGTGGCAATCTTTACAACGCCTCCTAGGTACTGTTCTGCGGCTTCTAGGGTGGCCTGTGCCTCAAAGTATGTGTAATCCTGTGCGCTAGGGGTTCCACCGTCAGTTCGCTTCAACTGAAAGGGGGTTCCGTAGGGGTCGCCCGTGGCCGTGTACTCAAGGCGCAAGTAAACCTTCTCACTCTCCTCGCCCGTGATGGAAACATTGCGGTCTGAATCGGACTTGAACTCCCGAATGACCTCCTCTTCCCCTGCAAATGCCCCGGTCTTTGAGCGCTCCACCTTCAGCGTACCATACCAGCGTTCACTGGTCGTCAACTGCCACTCACCCTTCAGGCGAACCGATGCGGAATTGGTTGTCCCCGAACTCCCGCTGATGTCCAACTGAGTGCTGGTTCCCTTTGTCCGGTGTTCAATGTACCAGTATCCACCCACATGCTCCGATTCAAATACATCCGCACTGGCCGTCAGGCTGATGCCCGTACCCGTCTTGGCTGATGGGGTGATGGTCAACGTGTCGTCAATGTTCTCTGTGCGCAGGGCAGGAAAGTCCCATACCACTTCCTCACAGGTCCAGTAGTAGTCCTCCAGCCGGCTCAACTTGTATACCGGATGATCGGGATGCACCAAGTACACAATGTCATTGATCTGGGCATAGTGGACATTGAATACGTCCGTATCGCTCCACGGGGTCGTCACCTCAAACGGGTCACCCGTCACTCCTAGCAATACCCACTTGGCCGCTGCCAAATCCGTGGCAAAGGTTCCCGATGTGTGCGCCACCAGACAGTAGTAGGTGTTCCCACTCTCGCTCACCGTGTCCCCCACCACATAGGCCGTGCTGGTCGCCCAGGCCGTGGCACTCGGTACGGTCACCTGTCCCGATGAATCAAAGAACCGTAAATACAAATTGCCAGCCTCTATCGCATAGCTGGCACTGGTCGAAAATTGGAATTTCAGCAACCGGGACTTCTTACTGCTGTCCTTGGTTTCGGCAACGTACTCCGTGCCGGGTCGCTTGGTGGCCGCCCCGTACTTGGTCGGTCGCCAGTTCTCCATCTCACGGCAGGACAACGAATACTTGTCCAGATCAACCCTGCCTTCGAGCAATGGACTGATCTCACCCGCATTGAAAGCCAGAATTGAGTTCGTAACCGCCATTATCCGTTCGTGCTTGAATATCGTGCGTCAATCCACCCGGACTGTCTCCTGCGGCTGGGCAACGCCTTGCGTGTTTCAGTGGAGGACACAAACTTGGCGTGGGTCAGGACGTTGCGGTACTGTGCCATCAACTCCTCCCGCATGGTCCGGTTCTGTTGGATAGCCCATGCCAACTTGCTCGCCAGAAGCGTGTAAATCGCCTCCACACAAAGCGGATCCAGCAACCCGTCATCCACATTGGCAATGTAGTCCAGCTTCAGGGTCGCCTCATCCGTGGCCAGGGTATTACGCATCCGCTCCACCACCGGCTTGTCTACATCATCCGGGTCAACATCGTTATACGATACCGCCCTTACAAAATCACTTGGCAGGGCAAAGGCGTTCTCATACCCGAATACCGGGGCGCTCGCCTCCTCTGCCAGTTCCACCCGCTTGCGGGCGCATCCCCAATTATGGGATCTCAAGACCTCCAGCTTGGTCTGGTCATACAACCGGTTCGCCCATACTGCGTGTTGACCCTCATCCTCATTCGTGATGTCAACCGCCACCTGTTCGCCCACCATGATTAGGGCGTAGTTCGCTATGTCAGTTCTCGTTGCCATATCAGTCTACCCTTGTGAAAAGAGGGTGAGGGGGGAATAGACCCCCCAACACCCATGATGAACAGGATGAGCGAAATGAATTACTCGTCCACATAGGCAATCAGGAACAAGAGATCCTGATCGGCCGTGAGGGAAGTGGCCGTACCAACGGTGAGAACAATGTCCTCGTTCCCTGACGCAATCTCGTACAGGGAGTTGGCGGTGGCGGCCGCAGTTCCACCCTCGTTCCAGCGGAAGAATCCACCAGCGGATACGGTCAAACCGTCCACATAGCGGTCAGCATCACCCGCATCACCGATGTCAAAGACAAGGGCAGTGCCGGGATTCTCAACATAGACTTCCGACAGGTGAGGGATCACCTTCGCACCAACCTTCAGTGTGGCAAGGTTGATGGTGTCCGATGCGGCCTCAGTGCCAGCAAGAGTGTACTCTACGGCAGCGTAGCGTACCTTCCCTGCGGAATCCTTGGCCAACGGGTAACCGGTGGCAGGGGAAGCCCCAGCCGATCCGTTTTGATTGGTGTACAGCGTTGTGTCAAAACTAGCCATTTATATAATCTCCTATATTAAGGTTTTATGGTTGAATGGCTACGAGCCTACGGGCTTTGATCACAAGGAACTTCCACGACAAGACCTTCCTGCATACGGGTGGCCCCGATACTCATGTTGTAGTAAACCTGAGTTGCATGGTTCTTGTCAGGACGCTCGGCAATGCGACCCTTGGCATCTTGACCAACCGCCAGCAGAAGACCGCTCTTGGCATACGCAAAACAAGTGCGAACGTCAGTGCTGGTGTTCTCGGCTGTCAGTTCAGTCTTAATGAACTCGAATCCCATGAAGTTGTTGACTTCACCTTGCACAAGAGCCTTCACAGCGGCATAGTCGGCATTGCGTACCTGATCAACATTGACCAGGAGATCGTCCAACTGCTGTTGCGAGTATGCAAAGTACAGCTTGTCTCCACGGGGGGCTTCGTTTTGGCCAAGGATAGACTTGGCTTCAACCATCTTGGCAAGGGTCAGACCCTCGTTCGAACCGCTGAAGTTGACTGCAACCTTCTGGGCGGCCGGAAGTGCCACAGAGGAAGTTGAGCCAGCGCCAGTAGTGTCGGCAAAAGCCGCCCCGGTAGCAGCCGCAATGATCTCTTCATCCTTAGCACGGTTGAAGGCCATTGCCGCACTTTGAGCATACGGGGAAGCGGGTGAAATGAGCATCTTAGTCTCATCAAGCGTGTCGATGAGATCGCTCCAATCGTAGTCCGTGAGCGTGACCTGGCGGCGCTGGTGATCGGAATCAACACGGGGAGTATCAGCGTGGCGGCTTGTGCGCTTCACAGCAGAGGTAGAACCCAACTGCTCGTAAAACTTTGTCTTGCCCTTCTGACTCTCCATGCGAACCTTACCAGAGAACCGGCAGTCCATCTGTTGGACTAGGTGTTCCACATTGGCAGAATACTGCTCCACGAATGCGGTGGTAATGTTTGTAGACATTAGTGAATCTCCTATTGAGGTTTACAGTTAGTGTGGTACTACCCCTTGACTGATTACCCGGAGGTCAGTGTCTGGTAGATAGGTTTCGGTGTGCGGCCCCTATTGGGGTTCCCGTGTCCTACCCTATGCTTGCCATCATTAAGCATTGTGTTGTTAACCGTCAACACCTTTTTGCTTAACTATTCGCTTTTTTGGCGCTGGGGGCTGGTTTTTCTTCCAGTAGGGGGCATCCCGATACTTTTTAAAGTCGGTTCCCTTGCGCCAGTTGTCGCCCTTACCGCTCACTCCTCACCGCCCCAGATTGCTACCACCGTCACCGCAAAGATGAAGGTCAACGCCAACCGAAAGGCCACATCAGGCAACGCCATCTGACTGAAGGCCAATCCTGCGTTCATCAACTGCCAGATCATCTGGACTAAAAAAAATGCCGTTACCAGTCCCTTGATCCTGTTCTTCATAATATCTTCTCCAATACTCGTACAATTCGTTCCTCTTCATGCTCAATCTCCTCCGGGCCAACATACCTGGATTCAGCCGAACGCCTTAATCTCGCCAATAACAGGTGAACCGCCTCATGCTTACCTGTGCTTCTCGCCTCCTCCTCATCCCACTTCTCCCCTGCCGGGGCTTGCTTGCATAAAACCACATCGGCCACGCAGTTGTGAGCATCTATCCCCACCTTGGCAAAGTCCTCTATGTCCTCCATCGAGAAGGAGACATGATACTCACACAGCCCAAGAATGATCTGCCAGTGGCAAAACTCCTCCTTGAAGGCTTCAAATAGCTTCTGCGTGGTCTTGCGGGGCATTACTCTTCCGGGTACTTGCGCTTATACAGGCTCTGAACGTAGTTGACCGCCTTGAGGTGGTCCGGGTGACTCCCGCTCTTGTAGGCCGCTGTCCACGGGTTGGACGGATCCTCGTCAATCGTGATGGCACGAATCTCCGCATCCACATCCACCACCGGGCGCATGATGTCACGACCCGCCTTCAGGCGACCCTCTCCCATCATCTGACCCACCTTGGCCAATGCCTTCAACAGCTTCGGGTTGTTGGCCAGTACCGGATCCTCCACAATTTCGGGGTCCAGCACGTTGGCCGCCTTCTGAGCCAGTTCAAGGTTCGCATCGTAGTCATTACCCCAATCCTTGGCCAAGTCCTGTTGTGCGGCCTCCAGGGTAGCTTCATGGCCCGCCCTGACTTGCTCCAGACCCTGCCCGGTCATATCTAACTGATATTTGACCAAGGCGCTGGCCTGACGCTGGCTCAATCCCAGCTTGTGGGCAAACTCCTTGAATTGACCCACTTGGTCCTCATCCCACATCTCCTCACTGGCCAGATCCTCCGGTTTCTCCAGTTCGTAGTCACTGGCATTCTCCGGGCGACCCATCCGGTTGTAGGCATAGTCCCATACATCCTCCGGGGAGTCCTCACGGGGAATGGGCATCTTCTCCGTGGACATCATCCGCTCCATGTTCCGGTA